TAAAGTACTTCTCAAAGTAAAAAGTGTCCTTTAAAACCACTTTAAATGAATCTATTGATGTGATGCGAATTGTATCACTTGTTTGCTCTAACTTTGCACCTTTTTTGTACGCTCGGTTTATATGCCATTTAGCAGAACACGAAGTAAAATAAAATACTAAATAAATAGATATTAACCATAAGATTAACATCGAAAATAAATGTTTAAAGTCTATTTTCATACTCGTCTTTTAATGAATAATATTTTTTCTCCCACGTTCGCAATTCTTTTCGTAGTTTGTCGTTTTCAATACGCAATTGTTGAACTTCATCTTTTAAAGATTGCATCTCCTGTTTCATATCTACGTAACGCTGCTCTATATCTTTAACGAAATTATCGTAAACAACTTGCATAGAAGATACTGCGTCTGAACTTGCTTTTTTTTCTTCAATGCGTTTCATTCTCTTACCGCTAAAATAAGCGACAACAATACCAACTACTCCAGTCATTGCTTCCCAATGGTTTAATAAATTCTTAATCATTACTTTTTTCTTTTTTTAGGTATTGTGCAACTGTGAAAATTGTAACAAACCAAAGGTCGTTAAGCGTGTAAGTGGTTTCTTGTCTAAATAGTAAAACGTAAATGTTGTTTACTACCATTGAATTAAATAGTTTTTCTACAAAGTTATTCTCAGACTTGTATTTAATAGATATAATAACAATAAGTGCAAGTATGGAATTGTTTAAATCCCACCACTTACTTACATTATTAGGGAAGGCAAAATAACAAATGTATGAGTTCCCAAAATAAAGTAACAATATTAATATACCTATTGCTTTATTCAAAGTCTTGGTTTTGGTCTTGTACTTGGTCTATTAGGATTTTTAGGGTCTGTATTTCGCAACGATAAACCATCGTTAAACATCTCTTTAATACTTGGTAAAAAGATTGTTAGCAAAAGCCCTAATAACTTAATCCAGTTAATTAACGCTTCATTCATTCCTATACCTTTTAACATTTCAAATTGAGTGTCTGCAATAGCGCATACTGCAATAACTAAAGGTAGGTACTTGATTAATTTTTTCATATAATTTGTGTTTGTGGTTTCGGATTATAAGTACTCAATGGCAAATCATTAAGCCATAAAAAGTCGTGGTTTGCTAAAAAGTTAATTTCTTCTTCAGATATTACCCATTTGTCATTAGCATCTAAAATAGGATTAAAATAACTATCAGGAGCGTATTGCTCACCTACAAGTTGGTCTTTTTGTTCTACGGTTAAATATGCGATATTCATTATACTTGACGATTAAGTGTGGTTTGAAAGGCTTGTATTCTTGAATAGATGCTTGCATTGTCCGCTTGTGTTATTCCAGAACCTGCAAAGAAAAATGAAGATGGTCTTGGCGAAAATGAATTAGCAGTACCTCCAGCATTATATGCGAAAATAGCAGTATTTTCAGATGGTGCAGTTCCTAAAACTGGTGGTGCTAAAGTTCCAAGCAAAGTATTGTTTTTATATGCAAATAAATTATTGCTTGCATTATATCCAAAATGAAACATTCCTTGCGTGTTTGCATTTGTAGCAGTTAAAGTACTTACATAATGCTTATACAAAGTATTTCCAAAAGATGTTATAAAACCAAAATGACCAAATCCATCATTGTTGCTACTTCCAAAATCCGCTTTATTACTTGCTGTATTATTCACTCTACAATAAGTGCCAAATGAAGGAGTAGAACCTAAATGTGTACGAGGGTTTAAGTTTAAGTTTCCGTATCCATTAGTACCATTTGGAGTAACTCCATTTGCATCGTGCGTTAATCCACCAAACCAAGTGATTTGATGTAATGCAGTATTAACTAAATTGAAAGAATGAGTCGTAGCAGTACCACCAACAAATGGATATATTGCTTTCATCTTTGACCATATACCATCTGCTTTCAATCCTACTACCAAAGTATCTAAAGCACTTGTAATAGTCGCATCAGTTATACCTGTAGCCGTTAAAAAAGCAGTAGTATCCGCATCTTGTCGTGTTCCGTAGATTTCTGTATCTCCTGCTGGCGAAGTCTTTTGCACAATACCCCAACTAATTAGATTATTAAAAGCACCTCTACCCCAATTGATAACATTATTTATTACACCTAATCCCCAAACCGCCATTATACAAATCCTTTAAAGTTTCCGTACTTATCAATTATAATTTCTTTACCTCTTGAAATTATCGTACTCATATTATTAACCTCTAAATTCTCCTTTTGTTCTATTTTATTCTTCAAAAAAGTTTCTAAGGCTTCTAATTCTTTGGCTTTCTCTTTTAACTCTTTGTCGAAATTACGCAGTTTAGAACGCATAAACTTTAACTTGTCGATAGTTAAATTATTCTTTTCAATCAAAAAGTTCATTTCATCTTTAAACCCTTTTCGTTCTTGCGTTAATCTTTCTTTATCTGCTAATACTTCAAGCAAACGCTTTTCTACATCGTTTTTAATCGTTTTAACGTGCTTTCTTTCATTTTCTACGCTATCCATTGAACTATGCAAAATAAGTTCCTTAGATTCAAGATTTTTATTAAATTCGATTAACTCGCTTTCAATATCGTTTAAACTTAATTCACGGTTATTGAGAACACTCTCCCAATCTTGCAACTGAGAAAGTGTTTTGCCGAAAAGATATTTTTTAATAAATTCTATCATTTTAAAGCTATAAATTGAGGAAGTGTTAACGGGTCTTTTTGCGTGTCAATTTTTAAGATTAACTCGTCTAACTTATCGTTATTTTCTTGTAATTGCGGTGCATCAGTTGCTAATTGGATTTGGTTACCTACGTAGAACGCTTGTTCGTAACTACCTTTTAACATTGAGCTTCTTCTACGTACTCCAGAACTTGTATCTCGCCCTACAATATCAAAACCACTTATACCGATAAATCTATAAGGCGCTGTATTGTTTGCTAACGTAGTTAATAGCGTTCCAGTTGCATAGTTATCCGTTGGCGTTGCAGTTGTAACTTTCCACAATTCATATCCTAAATTATCCCCACCCAATATTGATACTTGACTATCTCCGTTCGCATCTTCAATTAATACATTGATAATTTCAGTATCGGTTGGCGTAATCGTTTTTGGCGGTGTAGCTTTCATTGCGTTGTATTTTGCACTTTCGTTAATTACAATTGATTTGTAAGTAATCGTACCGGAAGCAACCGCAACTATTGCACTTGCATCATCTTTGATTTTTACATTATACGTTCCGAAATCTAAATACAAACCATCACGTGTACAAAGTTGGCCTAATTTAATTCCTGTTTCAGTAAGTCTAAAAATAGCTGTTGCATCGTAAAGTTGCGAAGTAGTCGAAAGTGTTGTGTAAGCATTTGCAGTTGCGAACGTGTCGGTAATACCAACATCTTCTTGGTCTGTTGCAGTCCACCACATTTCGCCACCAGCCAAAGTGATAATTTCATCGTATCTTTTGTAACCATACAATTCACGCGCTACATTTTTAGTTGTTCCTGCATTTCCAGGAGGGTAGTAAATGAAATAATCCTGTGCGGTTGCTGTATTGTTTACTTGAAAAAATTCAGTTGCTCCAGTTGAAGTGTTCCAAACACAAACACTTGCATCTGGTGAAATGTTTTCAAGTTTTAATACGGTTGAAGTACCAGCACTTGTTTGATAAACTGCTGTAATTTTTGCAGTACCATTTAATGTAACCGTTCCTAAAGTTTTTAACGTTGAAATGTTTGTTGAGCTTGTAATTGTTACACCTGTATTGACTACAATGTTCCAATTTTGAGTGTTTAAAGTTCCACCTGTACAAGTCCAAGTATCATTACTGCTTCTATTTGCAAATTGTGAAATCCACCATCTGTAATAATTCCAAATATCTTGGTATTCTTTATTACTTGAAATTGTAATTGTTCCGCCCGTTGCACCACTTGGAGTTAAAGTAATTCCTGTAATAGCACTTGCAGCTGATTCTGTTACCGTTGTTGGTGTGTCTAATCCAATCATACCTGCTGAAATATCAGTTATTGTGCTTGAACCTAAAAGAGCTGAAACATTTAATGTTTTAAAGTTGTATGCCCTACCTTGATAAATAGCAGTTGAACTTGGGAATCTTAAACTTTGTTTGAAAGTTGTTTGCCAATACCATACGTTTAAAACAGGTGTAGATAAAGCTATTCCGCTTGCATTAGTTGTTGTTTCATAAGATAAAGGATTTCTAAAATCCCAAGTCTTTAAATTTCCTTGTGTTACAAATAAAACAGTAGGGCTGTTTGTTGGTGTTTCAGTTGCAGTAAATCTAACATCTTGAACAGGCAAACCAGCTGTATCTTTGGCATTAAACCTTAATTCTTGATATAATGGCACACAATGTTTTACCCAAAACGTAGAACTCGGATGTTGTGTTACTACTTTTAAATCTTTTCCCGCCTTACAATTATACAATTCAACCCATCCACTACCAAAGTTATCAAAATCATAAGTTCCATTAGGATTATCAAGGTCAAAAGCTGCAAACTTTGCATCTGCTCCACCAAAGGGAGAGCCCACATATTGATAAATATATTCCGAGCCACGAGCTTTAATACTAGGAGCAACTGTTGGCATTTTAAATAAGTCAAATGCAATATCAAAAAGTTCAATTTGTTCAAAAATTGCAAGTGTTGTTTTGTTTCTGATACGTGCAGAAGTAGCTCCAAATTCCCTCACATTTCTCCATCTTGTTTGATATGTTCTAGGTATTGTGTTATCGTTAAAAACAATAGAACCACCAACCTGAACCTCTCCGCCTCTAAAAGTAAATTGAGCACCGTTACTTAACCGAAGACCACCATCACTTTCTTCTGCACCTGCTGAACCTTGCCTCATAGCAGTAAAATGAACCCCATCCCATAAAGGAGTTGTTCCATCACTTGCCCAAGTACCACTTGTCCAGTTACCGCCATTCATTTCTACGTCAAAACAAGTGAATGAATTTTGCTGTGGGTTTGCATTTGTAAGCGTGCCATTAATCTGCATACGAACAGATGGCATATAATAGTGATTTGTACCTCCAATTGTCCTAATTATAGGTGCTAAAAAACTTACAAATACAGCTGTTCCATCTGTTGTACTTCCTCCTTCAGAGGCATTATATAAAGGTGCTGTTACCGCTGTTGTTCCTGCTGTTGAACATCTATACCACAATCCATTAGCAGCTGGAGGTCTTAAAATTGTACCTGCTGCATAGGCTGTACTCCTTGCAACTGTGGCCACTGCATTAATAGCTGTTGCAATACCACCTAATCCTGTATCTGTACCCGATTGTGTTAATCGTGGTATTCCTGATGTAACGTCAAATGCAAATGCCATTTCTTAATCTCTTTTAATTATTGATACTATAAACGCTAAAACGCTTAATATTGCTTTTTTGATTCCACCGTAGCCCATTATACGTATGTTAAAGTTGCTCTATTGTTCCACACTTGGTCGAACTCCTCGCTTCCGTTTGCGTATTCACTCATTAATACATTACCTACCGTAGTGTATCGTATAATTAACCAGTTAGCATCTGAATTTGTTTTACCGATTAATGCCTTACCTACGTAAAATAAAGTATCTGAAACCTCATCTAAACGCACGGTTAAACGTTTGTCTTCCGTATCTGTATTTAAAGCCGTTAAAACATCGTCTAACTGCGCTATAATAGTTACTTGATTATCCGAAGTAGCAGCACCAGAAGCACCACCACCTGCCATCGTAACTGGTAGCGGATTCGATTCGCTTACTAAATCTTGGTTATTTCTTAATGATACCTGCGCTGCTGACATTTTCTATCTTTTTTAAATATAACTTCAACTTCTTGATGTTGTCCTCTTTTATCTTGTAATTTTTCATATGTACCAACCTATAAATATACTATCTGAATCGTGTGGCATATCCCCATTAGAGTTTTGGTTATACTCTGGAAATAAGCTATTGTAATTTCTTATATAAGCGTTAAATCTTTCTGTGTAATGCTCCGCTATACTGCGTTCTTTTTGCACTAAAAAATCTACTTCGTTTTTATCTACCGATTCGCTGTTTTCGCTTCCGTGTTTATACACTCCTTTGTTTGCTATTGTATAAGCTGCAAAAGGTAAATATTCAACCATAGCCCAATGAATAAGCATAGGCTTAACATACGTTTCTAATAGGCTTAAATAGTTACCTGACAAAGTATCTGCTACGATGTCTGCTTTGATTTTATTTAGTAGTTTAGTGCCTAAATAGTTCTGTATGTGTATGTCTTGTGCTATCTTAATGAATTGCACAAATTTATCAGTATCTATATTGCCATTTGCAGCAGTATATTTAACTAAATCTGTTCTTGTTATTAGTAGTGCTTCCATTATCGTGCGTCTGAAGGTAAGTTTTTATTAGCAGGATGAAATCCTTTGTTTGGTAAGTTGTTAGGTTGTACGCTAACTTGGTAAGGATTCGTAACTTTAAAGCCTCTTTTACTTGCTATTTCAGTTCCTATCCTACGTGCGTTTGGATTAGTTACGTCAATTCCTGCACCCTCAATAGAAGCGAATGTAAGCCTTTTAAAAGAATGGTGGCATCTTGGTCCTCCTTTGAATAGAAACACGTTATAAGGCTCTCCATTATGCCCAAAACCTTTATTTACCGAGTTAGAGTTTACGTTTTCTAAGTCCTCTTTACGATAAATCTTGTTAGCACTCATCATTGTTTTGCAAAATGCTCTTTCTGGATTAGGATTTCCTGCGTATTGGTATCTTACTTTCCATTGAATATCGTTTACTACTTTGTCTTGTGAACTCTTTGCATTAGGAATAGCTTTAACCGCACTCGCTAATTTTTGAAACAAGTTTTGTTTAGGCTTCCAATTTTTCAACTGCTCGTCTAACTCATCCTCTAAATCGTAGTCAACATCTCGTTCATCAACTAAAACCCAGCCTTCTAAATCTAAGTCCTCACCAAGTGCTACCAAACCATCAGAATCTAACTCAATTTCTGCGCTTAGTTCTGTTCCTGTTTCTTCTGCTACTTGTTCTTTATTAGTTGCGTTTTCTAAATCTGTAAATTCTAAAGGTTGTAATGTTTTAAAGTATAATTTCAAGCTGATTCCGTTAAACGCTAATATCTTTTCAATTGCACTTAACATTTCGTCTTGCATTGGTCGAATAACCATATTATCAAACAATACAACTGAATTTTTTAACTCGTCTGCATTAGAACTAAAACCTGTACTTGTTGCAATACCGAAAATTAAAGGCGATGTAACCGTATGCCCTAACATAATTTTACGCATACACTCCTCACTCAAAAATTGGTATTGGTCTGCTGCATCGTTTAAAGGAATATCATCAACCGTTGTTTTGCTTTCTGCATTGTCGTTAAATGCTACAATAACTTTTTGACCTCGTGAACCTGTTAACTTGCCTAATACTCTGCGTGATATTTCGTCTTGTTGCTCTGGAGTTGGTATTCCGTTGTTAAAGTTAACTACCTTTGTGCCTGAGAATCCGTTTTGTACTTCGTTAATTAAATAGTTAGAAATTTCTTCTTCTAACATTGCATAAGGTAACGCACCGTGATAATCTACGTGCGAGTAATATTTCATTCCAACCGAATATGGTTGTATAAATAGAATTTCAATCTTATCTTTAGAACTACCAAACGCAGAGAATCGTTTAGGTTCGTATTTTTTAGTGTCCTCCCAATTATCAGAATAGTAATAACCCTCAATTTCTCCGTTTTCGTTGCATTTTTCCGCACGTAATAAGTTAACTGGTATATGAAAAGCCTTTAAAATCTTATCGTGTTTCTCGTTATAGTGAACTTGAATAGCAGACTGCCCTAACATCTTTCTATCTATAAACAATTTACGCAAACATTCATCGCTTAACAACGCTTTCATTTGTGCGTATTCGTTTGGCTTTCTGTTCGCATCTAACGCACTTAATCCTTTTCCGTATAATAATCTGCATACGTTGTTTATAATGGCGTTATTTGTCGTAGAATTAGTGTATCTGTCAATTAAAAACTGATAGTAATTATTATCTTCTCCATACTCTACCCAATTGTCACGCTTTGATTCTGTAATTACTGGTGTATTATATGCTGCAAGATTTAATATGTGTACGTTATTACTCATAAAGTTATAAATTCGTTGTTTGATGTATGCGATGTATAAGCGTCTTTGTTTACCGTATAAACTTCTGGTTGTTGCGATGTGACAAAGATTTTATCTCTATAAACTATGTTCGTTCCGTTGTACATTGTCAAGTAGTAAAAATGCTCATCCTGTAAATTATTTGCAATAGTAAAATTTAATGTTTTGTAGTACGAATTAGTTGTAACTGAAACTGCTGTTATAGGCACTATCTTATTTGTTAACTCGTTGTATATAGTTACGCTTGTGTAAGCATCCGAACGTGGACTAATTGCAATTGATTTTACACCTGAAGTTTTACTTAATATCTGCATATTAATATAACCTTAAAAACCTTGTTTTGTTTCAAAAAAAAAGCCTACCAAGTTAATGATAGGCTTTTAACACTTAAATAATATTAAGCTACTACAATAGTTGCTG